CTTGTACTGCATTCATATCATTAGATTTAAACTTGTAAAAACCTTGACCTGTATATGTGTTCATCATCCATTTAAGAATACCTAAATGCTTTCTTAATCCACCTGCTTCTTCTGTTGTTTTATCTACAGCGCCAGTATTTCTAAAATCGTCGTGTGGTGTATTACCTTGCATCCAAGTAAAAAAATCACCAAATAAATCAAATACAGGGTTTTTAGAAGGTAATCCAGAAGTACCTACGTAACCAAATAAATCTGCTGGTGTTTCTAAAACTCCAGCGCCTTCTTTATCATCAATAATACCCATCATTTTATAAAGCATACCATTAATTAATCTTGAACTTTCATCTTGTGGTATTCTAAAATATACAACTCTACCATCTGGTGTTGTACCTAATACTATTGGTATATAATTCACTCTATCCCATTCTGATATACCATAATAATATGCATAACCTAATCCAGTACCAAACAATCCTATTTCCATAGCTTTTTGTAAAACTTTAGGCATTACATTATACGCTATAAATTTACCTCCAACTGATACAGGATCTTCTTTAAATCTTGTTATATCTGCCCTCCAACCTTCTTTAAACGCATTAGAATATAACCATAAATTATTACTAAATGAATTTAATCTACCTTGTCTTAAAAAATTTGGTGATCCAACTTCACTTTGAACACGTAGCATCATTTCTTTATCATCCATCTTAATTTTGCCACGTTTAATTTGATCTTTTAAATATAGTACACCTGCTATTTTAGGTGTTCTTTCAAACATACGTGCAAAATTACCTAATTTATTAAACAATTCACCAAATGTTCTATCGTATAATCCACCAAGACCGCCTTCTCTTTTAACTGTATCAGACAATAATCTTTCTAACATATATGTATCTGGATCTAATCCACGTTTTGTAGCATTACTTCCAGCTTGTCCTCTATATCCTTCAACCATTGATATTAAAAATCCTTCTTCTTCCATCCATCTTGTTAAAGCAGTACCGTCACCAAAAATAGATTTATAAGCAGGTTTTATTGATTTGAATAAATATTTAATGTAACTATTTTTACCTCCGCCAACTATATCAAAATATCTAGCGTTAGGTAAAAGTTTAACAGATCTATTAATATCTCTAGCCAAATTTATAGGCCAGAATGCTGGGTTATATTCGGTAAAGAATTTTCTAAAAACATCACCTGTTCTAGTCATCCATCTAAACATTTGCATAGTAGCAAATGGATTTTGTTCAAATCCTTGTGCGACAAATTTATTAACAAACCAATTTTCTAATTTACCATCTTTCATATAACTAAATAATTTCATTCCTTTAGGTGGTGGTTCTAATTTACCTTCACCAACAAATTTAGGTTTTTGAATTATCATATCTTTTTTACCATTTTTTAAAACTCCTTGATAATTTTCTAACCAAGTTTTATTGTCTTTTAACCATTGTACTGTCATAGCCATTAATTTATGTCTTCTGGCTTCAATTAATAAAATCATATCTTTTTCCATAGTTGCATTAAATACGTTTTGTATTTCGTCTAATGTACCTTTTGATGATTTTAAATATCTTGTAGCAACGCTGTTAGCACCGTATTTTTCTAATCGTTTTAATAAATGTTTTTTGACATTAAATGTTACATATTCTTTATTGTTTTCTAATTTTGAAATTAATTCAGCATCATACATTCCGCTTTCTTTTATTTCTGGTATAACCATTCTTTGTCTTACTTCATAAAACGCATCTGTAATTCTTAATAATTCTGGATGTAATTGTGCATAATAATCAAATATTTCTTTAGCATCTCTTACTTCTAATTGTTTTGCTAATTCTGGACTATATTTACGAATACCTAATGAAGATACTAAGTTTTCCCTTTGTGTACTTTCAGCTATGTTTCTTAAAAATAACATAGTGGCTACTTCGTGTTCAGTATAACCAAGATCACGTGCTGGTTTAATTACGTGTTTTTTCATCTCGTCCATATATCTTTTTAATTTAGCGTGTCTGTATCTGTAATTTTCTATTGCCCAATTTAATTCTTTAGCAAATGGACTATGCCATCTTTCTCTACCAGAACCACCTAATCTTCTGTAAAGCCAAAAAAAACTATCTATTGCTTCTTGACCTAACCAATCAACCATATCTGGTTTCCATTCTTTTTCTACTTTATCTAATACTTGTTTGTTTACATCTCTAAACATTGTGCCAATAGATTTAACAACATTACCGTATCTAACATTTGGCCCTGCTGTAATATCTATTTGTATTTGTTCCCAAATAGCTTTTACTTCTGGTTTAGCGTCAATGTAATAATTCCACATTTCATATGTTCTAGGCGCATTATGTTTAACCCAATTTGGTCTTAACAACCAAGCCATCATAAAATCTGCCATTAATTCTCTTGGGCCATCTCTATATTTTGTGTATCTAACACCAGCCGCATCTGTTCTTGTTCTATCAAAAGGTTTCCATTTCATTGACAAAGATTTTAATTCTTGTTCAATCCATTCTTTATTTACCAATCCTCTTTCTTTAACTTCTTTTTCAAACATTTGTTTAAATATTTTGTATGCTTCATCTGTAAGTTTAGGATCAACTGTTTTACCATTAACTTTATCTGCTATTGCTTTAATGTGATGTGACATTAAACCTTTCATAGCATCTTTAACTACTTCTTTTTTTAAACTATCTGATAATTTTGCAAACGCATCATAGAATGCTGGATCTATTTTTGCTCTAGCATCTGCATCTCTAAATATTTGTAATACTGTTTCTGGTGTAATTTTTAAATCTTCTACTATTTCTTTATCTGTTGTTTTTTCTCTTTCTTTAGCAATCTTTTCTGCTTGTTTTTTAAGATTAGCAATTTCTTTTGGATCTAATGGTCTAGCACCATCATTTTTACCATCAATCCATTTGTTCATAAAACCTTTTAAACTAGCAATAGATCCTAAAATGTTACCTCTTTTTAAAGTAGCGTCTGGTAAATAATCTATTAAATGTCCTAATTCGTGTGCAAACGTCATTAAAAATTGTTCTGGATTTTTTTGTAACGCTTCGTTGATTACAATACGTGGTGATTTTTTACCTTTAAATTGAAAATAACCATTAAGACCTTCTGGTAATTTATTTAATTCTGGTGATTTTTCTACAAAGACTTTATACATATCAACTAGATCAATTAAATCTATTCCTCTAGGATTATTAAATAATGCTTTCCATCCAGCGCTATTTTCACCTAAATTTATAATTGGTTCAGAATATGCATCATTAGGTATTCCCCAATTATCACCACTTCTAGAATTGTTTACTCTATCAAAATGCATACCATCCATATCACCTTTAATTTTATGATCTTTAAAATATCTATCTGCTTGTGATTTTAATTCACCTTCTATTCTTCTAGGCATTAAAACAGCAATTAAACTATTTGTTTCTGGATGTAAGAATGCTAATGGTGATCTACCATCAGAAGCTACCATATTTGCTTTTTTAATTTTACCGTCTTTATCAGTAAATTTAATTAATTCATTATATGCTTTTCTACTAAAAGATATTGTTTCATTACCAACACGACCAACCATAATATCTACTTCTGATAATGATTTCCCGCCGCCTTTAACAGCAAACACAATACTAACTTTTTTATGTCTAGAAGATAAACCTTTAAATACTCTATTAACTAAATCATTAGCTGTTTTAAATTGACCTTCCATTCTAACATCTTTTGATGAAAGAATTGCTTTTGATAATTTAGGATAAAATTTATTATTAACCATTAACATACCATTAGATGATACTTTACCATCCATAGATGTAATTTTTGTTCTTGGCCCTAAATCATTTAACGCTTGTAATGGTGTAGATTTGTAAGTACCTGTTTCATCAATAACAAATGCGCCATCTTTATCTTTTGTTAATTCTAAAATATCTTTATTAAATTCACCTTCTTCTCGTCTTGTTTTAAAAGTATTATCTTGTTTATTATTAATGTTAATTTTATTGCCTTCTATTTTTATTTCTATTTCTAATGGATCTGTTTTTCTTGCTTCGCTTTCTAATATAGGTATTCTTTCGCCATTAGGTTTTTCAATAATTAATACATTTTCATTACCTATTGCTTCTTTACTAACAATTTTTCCTTGTTCAGTACCAGCAACATTAATATTAATAACTTCATTATTTTTAAATTTAGGTGGTGGTAATAACTTAATGTTATTTTGTTTTTCCATACCTATAAATACAGTTTTTGCGCCTTCTGAATATATTGTAGGTATTTCACCAGATATAATTTGATCTTTATATACAGCATCTTTTTCTGCCATTGCAACAACATCTCTTGGATGTACTGCGTATTTTTTATAAATATCTTTAATTGTACCTAATCCTTTAATAGATCCGTGTATTCCAAATATCATTACTGTTGCGTGTGCAAAATCTCTAGCAGATGGAACGTGACCTTCTAAAAAAGCACCAAGTGTTGTCATTGTAACAATTTCAGTACCTAATCTTGCTACTGTGCTTCCTGTTAATGCTTTAACTTTTGCACCAGCACCAAATGTAGCGCCACCAACTAATGCGGCTTTACCTCCAGTAACAACTGTTTTCATATCTGCAAAATGTTGAAACCATCCTTTTATGTCATTAATTTCACCAGCATCTATTGCTCTCATATAACTATCTCTCATTACTTCTGGTAAAGCAAAACCTCCAGCACCACAAACAACTGGCGCACCAATTCCTCCAGCACCTCCTGTAGCACCTGTTGCCGCAAAACATCCTGCGGCCATCCAAGGTAAATCATTGACTAATGTAACAAAACCTTGAATAACCTCTTTACTAAATGATTGTTCTTGGTACATAAAAATATTTGTGTACAATTCTTGTAAATCTTCTGGTTTTACATAACCTTGTTTTGCTAATTTTTCTGTATATCTTTGATGAAAATTATCTATTAATCCATTTACAGAAACATCATAACCATTACTAAATACGTTATATCTACCTTTACCACCAAAAGCGTTTACTATTTTTTTACCATAAGGTAATTTTTCTATTGCTTTTGCTGTTGCACTTTCAGAAGCAAAAAAAGCCATTTGTGGTGATTGATATTCATATAATTGACCCCAAGCACCAAAGTATTTATCTACACGTGCATCTAATTCTGGTAAATCTGCTAATTGATAATTACCGTTTTCATCTTTAACATATTTAGAATGCCAATGTTGACGATATAATTGTTTCATTGCATCTGTATTGCCTTTTAAAATTTCTTTAATTAATTCATCAGAACCAGCCCTATTAAATTTTTTACTTTCTGGCATTTCAAGTATGTAAGCTAAAGCTAATGCTTTTTGTTGATCTGGTGATAAAATAGTTATGTCTTTGTGTTCATATGCTCTTTCTATCCAAGAAGGTATTTGATATTGTGGATTTTGTCTTTTTTGAATATTTGTAAATCTATTTAATGCTGTAACCATAGAAGGTTTTGTAATTTGAAAAAAACCTGCGGCTGTACTATTAGGATTAATTATGTTTCTATTATCACTTTCTACTGCTGATAAAAAACTAAAAAATTCATTTAAGTTTTGTATTTCAGCATCAGTAGCACCAAAATATTGTTTAGTATATTCTAATAATTGTAATGTATTTGGGCCAGTTGTATATTGAGTGTTTAAAATTTTTGGATATTTTTTAGCTTCTTCTTCTATAAATTTTAGTTTTGCTTCTTTATCTAATCTAATAGTTTCTGCATTAACAAAATCTTTATCAAATGTGTATCTAAAATTTTCTTTATCATAACCAACTTTACCTGTTATAACATCTCTTGCTATTTCACTTTCTATTAAATTTTTGTCATTAACATCATTAACAGCACTTTCCGCTACTGTTAAATCTCTATTTGTTAAAAAAGCTGATTTATCATATGTAACATTAGGATAGTATTGATCCATCCAACTAGATATAAAACCTACCCTACCTTCACCGTCTTCTTTAAATAATTTATACGCTTCATCAATTCTAGATGTTATAGTTTTTTGGTCTTCTTCTTTTAATAAATCAAATGTAGTTTTATTAGGTATTTGATATTTTTGTACTTTATCTTGTATTACTTCATTTCTAGATTGTTCTTCTGATTTTTTATCTAATAAAGTTTTTGTGTTTAAAGGTGGATTATTTATGTCACTTGGATTAGGTGCTAATTCTTCACCACCTATTGCTAAACTACTTTTAGGTATAATACCGTATGAATTATTTATTTCTTGATCTGAAAATCCAGCCGTTTTTAATATGGGTCTTTGTGTTTCAATAAAATTTAAAATAGTTTCATCATCAAAACCAGCTTGTTTTAATTGTAATGCAGTTAGTTTCATTAATCCACTTCTGGTGTTATAAATATATCGCTTATATCTATTGTTTCTATTGTATTACCTGTGTAAGCGCTTGGTAAATTACTATCAAATTTTATTTCTTTTTTAAGTCTATTTACATAAGATGAAACATCCTCACCATCTTTTCTTGACGGAATAACTAGATTATTCATTGAAGGTGATTTACTTACAAAATATTCAGACGGCATTATATAATAATTATCAAATGCTTTTTTACCAGTAATATCAGTAACATTTTTAAGACCATTAATTTTACTTTGTAATTCTTGAAATTTAGCTTCTTGTATCGGTGCTTTATAAGTATCAATAAGATCTTTAACTATATAATTTGGTGATCTTTGATTTGCTAACATATTTTCATATGCAAAACCTTTTCTTTCACCTTCCGCAACTAATTGAAATAAATTATTTACAGCATTGTATGCTTCAATAGATAATTTATCATTACTTAATGCAGTAGTTAAATAAGCTAATCTTTCAGAAGAAGATAAACCTTGTAATTGTTGAATTATCTGTCCTTTATCACCTGCACCTACTTCTTTTAAAACAACTTGTACTGCTCTATCTAATAAAGATTTTTTGTATGTATTTCTTCCTTTTGTTAATTCAATAGATTTACTATACAAAGTACCAGCGTCTTCTGGTTTTAATAAACCTTGTGCCATTAAATCTAATATTATGTGTCTTTCTGGTTCTGTATCCATTGCACCAGAATAAACTAATGATGTAACGATTGCTTTTGCTTGTTGTCCTTCTACAGAATTCCAAGTATTTGTACCAGACGCTTGATTTTTTATTGCTGTATTGTATGCAGTTTTTAAAGATAATTTTTCATCTGGTTGTAAACTTTTATCATTTTCTAATCTAGAAAGAAATGTTTTAGAGTTTTTAACTACATCTTCGTTACCAGCTTCAATACCAATAATTTCATTAGTAAAATTAGTTTTTGAATTTTGACCGTTGATTTCTTTTTGTTTAGTAAATGTTGCTTGTTGATTATCAAACAATGTTTTTGTTTCTTTAATTAATTCTTTTCTTTTTGCATCATCTGGTGTTAATTCAGAACCATCAATATCTGTCATTTTAAAATTTTTATCTTTTAATCTTGTTAAAACAGTATTGTAATCTATCTCAACACTTCCTGTTGGTGATTGAATTTTTGCACCTTCTAATACTTGAAACATCATATATTTATTATCAGTAAAAGTTTTAGTGTCTTTTAATAATTGTTGGTATGTTTCATCACCAAATAATCCTGTAGTTACATTTGTTTTTAATGATGTTTGATTATAAAAATCATAATTTGATTTTATTTCTTTTAATGAAGAAGCATTATCAATTTGCATTTTGTATTTATCATATCCTTCATCTAATGCTATTTTAGCATTTGTTAATTTTTGACCTGTAATTTTTTGATTAATTTTTGATCTAGTTTCAAAATAAGATTGATAAAACAAAGGTTGGTATTCTTTCCAAGTTTGTTCATCTAAACTTGTTTTATATTGAGTTTCTTGTTTTTTAAAATTTTTTTCGTATTCTATTAACCAATTATTAGGTGTTAAATAATCTGATCTATTATTTAAGTTATCTAAATAATCTAAATTAGATCCTTTAAATGTACTATCTGCTAATGATTTATTAGTTTCTATTTCTAATCTACGCATTTTAGCATTAAATGCATTTTGTTTTTCGCCTAATTGCGAAACTAATGTCATAGCAGTTTTGCCTATATCAACAAGACCTTGACTTCCGCTTGTTCCTGTTGTTAAGGATCTTCCGCTAGAAACATTTACATCTATATTTTCATATCTCGGTATCTTCATATGTAATCCTATATCTTGCTGGGCTGTAACTTGCGCTAACAACACTTCCGTCTTTATCTTTACTTATTGTCCACGTTTTATAGTCTTCACCTGCTTTTGGTATTTTTTTTGTATATCCTTCAAAAATCATATTTTCACCATCCCAAACTTTTACTTTGTACATTATCTTACAATACCTTTTTTAGCGGCATCTGTTCCAAATTTATAATCATAAGCCATAGCCCCTGCTTGTAATAATGTACTACCTGTTTTATAAGTTTCACTTGCAATTAGGCCTGTAGCTTCTGCATTCAAAGCTGAATTTTTTAAAAAATATCCTTTTTCTAAAAACATTAGATCATTTTCAAAATTTTCCATATCTACTTTTGTAGTTAATAAAGGTGATCCTGTATATTGAACACCACTTGCGCCAATTCTTGCTCTTTTAGTACTTAATAATTTTCTAGTTTTTTCAAATAATTTTTGTTTTTCATATTGAATATTCAATTCATTTTCATATGCTTTCCAAGCGGCGTTAGCTTTTATGTTAGCAATGTTTTGCTTATGACCCATAATAGTCATAGCTGTACTTGATGCTAATAATACTGGTACTATCCACGGTGCCATTTTTTATACTCCTTAATCAGTTGTTACTAATGTTCCTGTTATACCTAATACCGTCATTGGTAATGGTTGTTCTTGTTTAATTTCAATTTGTCCATCTCTATCCCATCCTAAATTAGTTACTCTTTTATCGCCAGTAAATTCTGGAATACTTTGACCCATTGGAGTAGATGATGTTCTAAAAGGTAATTGATCGCCATTGATTATAATACCTACTGTTTTATGTAATCTTACCATAACTTCATTATACCTTTTTTTACGGCCTTGTGCAGTACCAGCTTGTGATCCTGCTTCAACTCGCATTGTTTTAATTCTAGACGTATATCCTAATCCTATTTCAATACTTTTATAACTTGTATTTGATGGTAAATTAACAGATATTGCACCGTTAGTTACCGTTTGATTTGGATATACTGCATCACCTATAAGGATTTGTACTTCTTCACCTTCTAGATGATCTAATCCAGTAATACTTGTACTATCACCATTAACTACACCAGAAAGACCGCTATCTAATTTAATTAATGGATCTAAATATTCAACATATTGTACTATATTTCCATTAATTCTTCTACGTACAATAATCCAAACTTGATTTTCAGTATCTTCTGATATTGTTGATACGCTTTTTACTTGCGCTTGTGCTTTTAAAGTATGATTTGCGCCAACACCATCACCTATTTGTAATACAGTTCTATCTATTGCTTGTTCGTATGTTGACGCTAATTCAATATTATTTGCGTCTTTTTTATAAATAAAATATGTGTTACCATCTACTAATCCAGATAGTTTTGTACCTCCTCCAGCACTATAAACTACGCTATCACCTGTATTTAATCCGTGTGAAGATATTGTAATGTATCCATTATAATTTGGATCTACGCTATAATCAGTTACATCTGACGCACCATTAAAAGTAAGTTTATAAGAACCACCCATAATATGTCTATGCCAAGCAATTACATCTTCTTGTCTTTGATAAGTCATACCTAATAAAGTACCATCATCTCTTACTGCCCAATAAATACTATCTGGTTCTTGTGCATAATCTACGTCTGTTATTCCATTACCTGTAATATGTTCTGAAAGTAATGTCATATCTTGTGCTAAATATGCATCATCTTCAAATCGGTATGAAAATTCTCTAATTTTTTTTCTTTGTCTTTGTAAAAATAATACTGCGTTACCAATTTGTATTGGCTGTGTGTTGTATCCACCATATGTTGTTTGTTGTGTAATTTGTACGTTGTCGGGTTGTAATGGCTCACCAGTTGGTCTTCCTACTTTAAATTCACCACCTGCTGTACCAACAATTAAATCTCTAGCAGGTGCTAACCATCTTATTGTATTAACTTTGTTTGCCGCAATAGTATAAATAAATGCATCTGCTGGATCACCTGCGCCTCTATGAAAATCCTCATAAAAACCACTTTCACTTGCCCATATAGTTTGAGGAAATGCTGTACTTCCACCAAATATTAATCTTTGTTCAAAAAATGAAACTGTTTTAGGATAACCTGTATCATCAGACCAAGCACCTAATGCCCAATCTGTGTTAGCCGCCGAAGATCCAATATCTTGTTTAATTTCCCAAGTAACTTGTGTTGTTGATATGTATGCTGTTATAACTCCCCATCCATCATTTAATCTAACAGATCTACCAACGTCTGATGATTTAAAACCAGCACCATCATTTATACCAGTTGTTGAAGATGCAGTTAATGTTCTACCTGCACCAACACCACTTGCAGATGATGATAATGTTGTAGATGTTTCATTGTCATCTAAATATGGCCCATTAATAAATTGTACAGTAGATAATGTCCAAGATGTATGTCCTGTTCTTGATAATTTTCTTGGTTGTAATGTTTCTTCTACAATATACATAACGTCTGCTGATTGTGTAAATTGTATGTCATACAACATACTTTCAGTAAAAGGTGATGCTATTTCATAAACACTAGCAACAGTACCGCCAGATGTATATGCAGTATAACCTGTACTATCTACACCAGACAATTCAAAAGTATTTGTTGTTACGTTTGCTATTCTAAATCTTCTGCTATTTAATTCTGTCATACCACCAACACTATTAATCCAAACGTCTGTGCCATTTGTATAACCGTGTGATGCAACTGTAACTACAGCAGGATTAGCTTGTGTAATGTTAGTTATATTTTTTGTTGCATTAGTTATTTGACCATTATCTTTAAAAAAACGAATATATTGATCGCCAAATTCTAAAATGTAAGATTGTTCTATATTAAATTCAAAAGGTATTAATCTAGTTATTTTGCTACTATCTTTTACTTCTGCAACAAATTTAGTACCATATCTTCTTGTAGCGCCTCCTTGTGGAAACACCGTCATATTTTCTAATACTTCAACACCATTATTATATTTTTTAAAATCAACTTGACCAGCAAGTTTTGGTGTTAATTCACCAGCAGTAAAATTTGTTTGAAAAGGATGTACACGTGCCATTATTTTCTAAAGTCCGTAAATGTACTAGAAACAAGATCATCAATAAATCCTTCTTGTCCGTCAATACTACGTGCTTCAGAAAGTTTTGTTTGATAGAGTTTCTGCATTTGTTGTTGCACTTGCAAACTGTTTGTGACAGGATATGCTAAGTCTAAAGATAATTTTGCAGTTAAAACATCTACAAACATTGGATCAAACAAATTAGTGTCTGTTATTCTTGCAATGTACAAAATTTTAGCAGTACCTTCATCTGTTAATAACACTCTACCGTGTGTTGCTACATTTTCTACTTTAAAAATGTAATCTGGATATTCCATTTCTAATACTCTTAAACAATATGGATTTGTTGGTAATGAGTATTGATAATTAAACCCGTATGCAGGGGTATCTGATAATTTTGCTAAACTTGCTCTTGTAATTGCAAAATTCCAAGGGTGAGATCTTAAAACTGCATCTCTTGCATCTGTATAAAATGCATTACACAATCTGGCTCTTTCTGTATCATCTGTTAACGAAGTGATTGGATCATCACCTAAACGTCTTAGAGCATTTGAACAAATTGATACTTCTGTAGCCATAATATTTTGAATATATCAAAGGGGCGATTATAATTCAATATATATCGCCCCTTATAGTTTTTTTAGTTATTTATTACTCAACAGCGTAAACTACTGCAACTTTAATAGTTCCAGAAGCCGTACCGCCACCTGTAGTAATTAAAACATCTGTTTCAGCAGTATTTTCATACCCGAAACCGTCAATGCTTCCGTCTTCTGACATAACTACTTTACCAGCAGTTGCCGCCGCAGTTGCACCAATATATCTTGTTGCGCTTCCGCTATCGCCTACTGATAATGTAACACTAGCACCTAATGCGTCGTGATGTACGATTACATCATACACAACAGCGCCTTTTGGTAATCTTGCTACAGAAATGTCTGAGCCAGAAACTAAAGAAGATGCTTCGTAACTGTCGTATTGTATTCTCAATTTACCGTGTGCATACTGTGATGAAGTTTTTACAACTGGATCAGCAGTAATGTTAGTAAAGTTAGATCCTTTTACACTAGCCATTGTTCATCCTCCTTATTATTCTTGACAAGCAATTTCAACTACTTTTTCGTCTTCTACTCTTGTAGCGCCGATAGTCATAGATAAAAATACTTGTGTTGCATAGTTTTTGTCTGCTCTTTCAGATATTTTTGTACTCATATCTTTTCCAACAGCCAAACCTATTGCTGATTTAGTGAATGCTAATACTTGTCTGTCGCCAGATCCATCTGTTCCAAGTCTTTGACTTCTTACAAACTTGAAACCCATAAATGTATCTATTGCACCTTGTACTAGCGCCTTAACTGTAGCATAGTCCGCAGAAGTGATTTTTTCTAATGCTAGAAGATCACTCATTTGTTTCGCAGTACAGATTAGGTATCTTTCTTCATCTGGATCAACGTCAGCCGCATCAAGAATTTCTTTAGCGCTGATTAGTTTTTCCAATGAAAGACCACTAGAAGCTACTGCTACTTTTTGACCTGCTGGTAATGGAACAGATGTTCCACCACTTACTCCTGCAAAGGCATTTCCAGTAGCCGCCGCAATAATTGCGTCGTCCATTGCTCTACCCATTGCATAAGCACCAGCTTTTGCGTACTCGGATTGAGGCGATATAAGCATTCTTACTTTATCTTCTTGATCTATAAGATCTGCCCAATCGTAGTCCTCCATAGTTACTCGTCTTCTAGAATGAGGCGTGTCCACTCTTGGAGTGTCAGCGTGTCTAGAAGTTCTTTTTAGTGCCGCAGTTGACCCAATTCTTTCAAAAAAGTGCGATTTACCTGTAACACTCTCAGATCTTACCGCATCTCTTAATCTAGAACCTTTTTGTTGAGCCAAATGAAACACATTGCTTTTATACTGTTCTACAAAAGCAGTTGTTATTTGAATTGACATTTTATATGTCCTCCTATTAAAAGTTAAGAATAGTGGGCGTAATACAAATGTACTAAACCATATTCCGTTTTATGTCGGCTTTTGTCCTTACGGGAAACCTTATCGTAAACGATACGATCAATCGGAAGTTTAAAGCCATCACGGCTACCTACTCGTTGTCCTAATAGGGCGAAATCGGTGTTGTAATTATATCACAATTTTTAATTAAACACCAAATGCTTTTTCGTGTAACTGTCGCATTTTTTCAACAGCTAATTGGTCGCCTTTATGATAAGGATGACTACTATCTAGCATAATCTTATTGATTTCTTCTTTTGCATCTAAAGGCGATACAGCTAATCTATTATTTTGTGTATTTTTAGCCATATCTTCTGTTACTTCAGCACCTAATCTAGCAAAGAATTTAATAACAGCAGGATTATTACCAGCAGATGAATTATTTAATAAGTCTTTTAATTCATCATCACCATAAACATCTAATGCTCTAGTAGCGGCTCTTACGTTTTTATCATAATCGTATCCCCACTCTTGTTTTAGCATTTGTTCTGTTTTATCTTTTTCCATTGCAATAGAT